CTAAAGAAAATTGAAGCGCGGGTTGATTGGCTGTAAGCGCGCTGGCCAGCCTCTTTTCTTTCTTAATCTGTTCTTCGATTAATTCATTTTGCTGATCTCTAAGCGCGTTTAATTGTGCTTGCTCTGCTGGTGTTAAAGCCATTGATTATGTCCTCACCCTATTGGCCAGCGTAAACCAGTTTGATTTTGAAACGCGATTATGGCGCGGTTTAGCCTAGCGGCATCATTCCATGTGCTTGGGTTGTTCAAACCAAGAGATGATGCGGTTTTTAAATATCTGGCTTCTTGGGCGATTGTGCCGGCAAAGGCGCCGATTTCATTGGAGGTGCCTTTAATCTGTAAAGTACCTGCTGCTCCGGAAAGTATTTTCTCAAGAGCTAAAGCTATTTGACCACCAAAGGATTCATAATAAACTTCATTAAGCATATTCTCTTTAGCAGAGGTCAGATCTATTACAATTACATCGGAGAGTTTTTCTTCATTTAAGTTCTTCATGATTTGTCCCAAAGTATTTCAATATAAATAGTCATTTATATTAGTTTTATGACTTTTTGGTATCGCGAGTAACTTTTTCCATTTCTTCTTGCTCCATCTTCATTTGCTCTGTTAGCTTATTAACAAACCATTCGCGAATTTTGACGGGCAAATTGTATGCCTCTAGAAAACTCCAGCCACCATGATATTTTAAATAAAAGAACTGTTCATAAATATTCTCTATATAATCATCGCTTAGGCCAAAAAAAGTCTGCCGTAAACGGCAGCTCAACCTCCTGTTTGTGGCCACAACTAGTACAAGAGAAATTTTGATTTAAATCCAAGTTAGGCATTATGCACACATAACAATATCTGGCATGCTGGGCATCCATCGCGGGCATAACATCGATAAAAGAATTTATTGTGCTGGGTTGATTGTCTCCATTAATTGAAACAATCATAAGACCGAATTGATCGGTTAGTGTAGCTTCCGGAAGATTGTTTCTTCTTCTATTCTCGGCTAGGTCAAGAAGCTTTTTTTCATCTCGACCGGTCATCAACCTCAACTCAAGCTTAACCTTAGAAACTGGAAGATCAACTATAAATGTTCCTTGCTCTGTTTCTTTGGCCTCCGCCTTTTCAAGGTCAAAACCATAATTTATCTTTTTTTCGCTTAAATCAAAAGTTTGTTTTATAGTAGCGAAGCAAGACGGGCAGTTAATTGTTGTGTTATACTGTGGGCCATAGCCCGTTACCCTGGAGGCTACGATTAATGCGTTTTTGTCGCCAACCAGTAAATCGTCTACGTTAATGTCCTTATCAACAACAACATTTTGTAGCATTCTTTCAATCGCGATCCCTTGCTTTAAGAGAGAGGCAGAAGTTAAAATGTCTTCATCTTTGGCTGTCATATATTTAATTTCAATAGTGTCAACTCCACATAATGGGTGTCCATCTAAATAAGTTTTACCTCTTGATGGAAGTTCCACTATTTCTGTTGGCGATGCAAAAGAAAAAGAAGTGGTGTTGTCATTTGAATTCACTACAGGCGCCGGAGTTGAAGCTTCCTTTCTCGCTCCTACGCGTTCCTGATTATTTCTAGCTGCCATTTTTCACCTCGTATTATAACACTAAGTATATAATACAATATTTTTGTTGTTTTGTTAAATTTATTTTATGCCTTCGTAAAGTCGGCAAAATCATATCTAATATCTAAGCTGATATCTAACATAGCATCGGAGTCATATGCAAGGTTTCCAAATTTGGCGCCCTTAATCCAAGGATTATAGAATCTCCAGGTCTCTAAAAGCTGATCACTTGCACCTCTCTGCTCAATACGAATCTGAGGACCAAGAGCATCTACTGCTTCAGCCTTTGAAATAGAGCGAAGCGCACCTGATTGAAGAGGGGCATCTGGAATTGCATAACCTGATCTTCTGAGCATTGTCAAAACTTTCTCTGATGTGTCAGGGTCCACAGGGTCGACCAAAGTAACACTCAAAGAGTCCCATTGAAGTTGTCCTGGATAGTAAAAATAGTGTCCGTAGAAGTTGTGTGAGGTTTCGCCGACCGTGAACCCGGGTTTATTAACCGACTTAACTACAAAAGTCGGAATTGCGGAATTGCTCGCAAAAAACAAAAAACGATGTTGTCGTTTTGGCTCCAAAGTACTGTCTGCCCAAAATGCCATTTATTTAGATCTCCTTAATATAAAATAATTAGTATGCATTAACAAATTCATCTGAATTAATCCGCGAACGAAGCTCCAGAGTCTGTAATTACAAAGTCAAGTGCGATGAATTCGATTGCTTGTGCTGGCTTCAAGAAAATCTTAGCATATAAGATATTTCTGTCAATCAACTCAGGCGTTGTGGTCGTCTCGTCTAGAATAACCTTAAAGTCTGTCAGGCCTTGACCACCCTTAATATTGCCCAATAAAGTCTCGACCTGGGCGGAAAACTTATTCCAAGTTTCTTGTACGTTTTGCTCGAACAATGTGGTCGCAGCAATTCGCGAAACCTGCTTTTTGATCAGAAGAAGCAAACGACGTACGTTGATTCTATCCAAAGCAGATGGAGTAACTTGAAGAGTCTTTTGTCCGAAGACTACGACTCCTTCAGCAGGGAAAGTTGCGATTGGGTTAATATTCGCGCTATAAAGGTCATCTCTTTCCTCTGATGTAAGTTGCAGCTTGATCCCTGTTACAGGAAGTCCTGCTGCACCGTTCGAGAGGCCTCCGCGGGTGAACCCTGCGGGAGCAAACCAAACTTCGCGAGAAGCTTCGCTCGAACCAAGAGTACCTAGAGCCACAACGGAGGGCGGAACGTAGAGCAGTCGGTTTGAATCTGTGTCTCGAATTTGTACGAAGGGATAATAGGCCGCTGCGTAACTAGAATTAACTTGTCTAGACTTCAGATTGTTGACCACTGCGGTGGGGTTTGGTCTGTTGGTTGCCTCTGTGCTGTTATTTTCGTGAGAAGGAACATAATCGCCCTCAAGATCAATAATAGCCAGAGCATCTGCTCTGTTTTCACAGGTGTCAATTAAGTGATCTGTGATAGAACTATTTGTAATGCCAGGTACTGTTGCTAAATTAATATCAACAACCTCTGGATCTGCGATAGTATCGATGGCCCTCTTGATGGAGTAGAAAGCATAATTGCCAACGTCTGTTGCGGAAGTCATAAATTCATTTCTGAAAGGGTCTTTTTCTGTGATGTCTAGGCCATCTGTACCGCCATGGAAGACGGTCGTAAAACGATTATACCCAAAATTAGAACCCGTCAAGAGTACAGCAGAGCCACTATGAGACGTGATAGAGCCCAGGAGCCTTGTGCCGTCGTGTGAGGTGCGGGATCCCGATATATATTCGGAAAGCCCAGGTACCGTGCCCTCTGTTGTGTCTATAACGTCGCGGATATTATCTAATGAAAACACCCAAGAAGGTACTATATGAGTAGTATCTTCGGTCAGGGTACCCGGGAGAGGACGCAATACATCTACAATACTTGGGTCAAATTTTGCCGAACCGGACTTTCCTAAATCAACACCCCAGAACTGATTGGTTTGTTTATCCATACGATTCTGTCGCCCATGTCTCTTGAGGCCGACAACTGGAAAACGGAAAGACGAAGTTGAATTAACTGGCCAGAAACCGTAATTGTCCGTATCTGTGTCTGGGGAAAGAGTTATTTCTGTGTTCCCTTTGATGAAGAAGGCATTTGTATCTGACAAGTCTGCGAGAAGGACGATGTTGTCGATGTCCTTAACTTTTGGGGGCCCGAAGAAACCAAACGGAAGAAGTTGTGGATCTGTTGCGCCTTGCATAACTTCTGTGTTCATTTCCACATACATATATTTAGACATGTTGTCATAATCGCCATAGTGACGATATCGTCTTTCTGTATCATCCCAAATTTGATATTTATCGCCAACCTTTCTGGCTACGTAGTTCTCGGAATTCGGGTTCAAGGAACAATTTGTAAATTTTTCAACCAATTGAGGAGCTTTGTCAGTGTCGTCAATTTTTCTGATCATTACGGTGAATGTGCCAAAAGGATTTGATTTATTCGAAGATGGTTTAATATCCATAATAGAAACTTTCAAATTTCTCTGAGTCCATTCTCCGTGCTCTCTTGCAATAAGCCTAAAAAGCTTTTGCTGATCAGCTGGCTTGAAGCTTGCTGCGGCGCCGAGATCTTGTGAAATGAACCAGCCAGTTTTAGCTTTTGTGGCGGAGCGCTGATGGTCTCCCCAATCCACCTGAGTAGAGGCCTGTGAAGCGAGGCCAAGAATCATACCATGTGTAACGTCGTTTAGTGAATTTATACCGGCGCGCTCAAGATGGTTCCCATCTGTCGATCCTGTACGTGCATGGAGTGAGTTAACAAATGTTTCTCCCAAGAAATAATTCTTCAGGGCGTTGGCGTCACTCGCAAGAAGGTCAGTGTTCGTAACAGTCGGATTTGTATTAAACACCTTTCTAATATAATTATCAGAATTTTCATCAAAGTTAAATATGATCTTTTCGGCGCCTGTGCCTGTTCTAATTTGAGCTGTTGTGCCAACAAGTGCTGTAAATTCAGCCGCTCTGGACGCGCTACTTGTTGCAATAGAGGTTGCATGAGAGGAAGTGGTGGACACGGTGTCCGCGGATGCACTCTCCATAGAACCAGAAAGCGCTACGAGGCCTCCGGCATTCATTGCATAGAATACGGCAGCCAGATTCCAAACTTGCCCTCCATTAGAGGCGGAGTTCATTAAGAAGAGACCAAAGGCGCCTCGGTCAGCGTCGGAGCCGGAACTGCCGATATTACCGGCATCCCATCCTGCGTTTTGGTCGCCATCGCCTGTTGTTCTATTCGGGTGATGTTCA